GGGGGTAAATCCAATGGGTCGGGCTTTGCACTTCTCCAGCGTGAGGGTCTGCCCAGGGAGCTCCACCTCAATCCGCAGAGTGTTATATGGCAGGCGCTCCGCCCATTGCTCAATCTTAGATAAAACATACTGCTGCTCAAACATGGCACACCTCACAAACCAATAGAGAGGCCCGCCGCTTTATAAAAATCTCTGGACAGCCGCTCTTTGATGTCCTCCAGATCAACCGTTATGGTTTCGGGTCCAATATGCACATCTCGGTAATTGTGCTTGACCAAAACATCCGCCATCACCGGAGCTGTATTTGCAGAAACATTGGCCTCAACCATAGGCTCCGGCAATTCTGCAATAGCACATGCCACTTTCCGTTTTTTATCGCAACAGCTCACATGAGGGCACTTTTTACACTTATCGCTCAGTTTGCTTACACTTCCCATGGCACACCTCAAAAGCTGAAAATCTCGGGCGCAAAGACCTTGTGGACAAAATAGCGCACCTCGTCCATGGCGTGGTCATTCTCCTTGATGGGCCGGTCCATGGGGGCCTTTTCATCCCAGCGATAGAGCCCAAACTCCCGGATGCAGTCCGTACAGCAGGAGCAGATGAAGATGTCCCCGCTCTGGAGCCTGGTGGCCACATCCCGGATGCCGTCCAGGACAGAGTTGGAGGCCTTTTCCACATAAAAGCGGCCATGCCGCCGGATGACCTCAATAAAGCTGGCCGCTGAGGGGTCAACGATGACCGCCCGGATGGGCAGATCACCGGCCAGCTTTTCCAGCTCTGCATAATATTCCTCATCGGTGAGCTGGCGGCCCACCTTGCGGCTATTGTAGTAATACTCCCGGATGCGATACCATTTCCCGCCTGCCCGGGCCCAGAGCCCCATGCTGGTGGGGTTTGCGGTGCCGTAGTCAATGGAAATGTAGTAACGGTCATAGGGCCGGGGAGCATCCGGCACCACATGAAAATCCTTGTTGAACATGGTATAAATCAGCCCCTCCGCCACCACCCAGAGGCCCCGGATAAAGCGGTCATAAAACACGCCAGAGTAAAGGCTCTCATACCTGGCCTTGACGGAGGCGGAGAGGCTGAGGTTGTCATCCATGGTGAAATGGAGGTGCAGCATGTTCCGCTTGGCGGCCTCCAATATCCAGTTTAGATAAAACCAGTGGGACGGCCCCTCTGGGTTACAGTTAAACCAGAGCTTTGAGCCGTCCACAGAGCAGCGGGCACAGGCCTGCTCCACAAAGGAGCGGGGCATGAGGGCCACCTCATCCAGCAGGACGCCCGCCAGGGTGATGCCCTGGATGAGAGCAGCGCTGCTTTCATCCCGCCCGCCGAACAGGTAAAAGTTATTGCTCCGCCCGGCGGCAGTCACCACAATCTTGTTTTCCGTGCGGTATTCCCGAAAAGAAAACACCCCTGCCAGCCAGTTTGGCAGGTTGGAGGTCACATTGCGCCGCAAGCTCTCAATGGTCTTGCCGCACAGCGCAAAGTTTTGGCCTTGAAAGCGGCGCATTGCCCACATAACAAAGCCCACGGTCATGGCCACGGTCTTACCAGATCGGATGGAGCCGTCACAGATGATGCCGTCATAGTCCTCAAAGCCGGGCCTATTCCACCAGGTCATGGCCAGATTTTGCCGGGGGCTCAATCTCTGGTATATCATCCGTGTCTATCTCCTCTCTGGTGCTCTGGTCTATGACCTCAAAAATGTTGTTTTCCTGTTCGCTGCCGGGGCCGTTTCCGCTGTCAAACACGCCCAGGTGCTTGCCCAGCAGCTCCAGCGCCTTTACCTTGTCATGGAGCTTGACCTCCGTGCCATATTGGCCCTCCTTGATGGAGGCAACGGCCTTTTTCTTGTCCTCCGGCAGATCATCCGTGGGGATGAGCCGGACAAGGCCGTTGCGGTTGATGGTCGCAAAGTCCGTGCCGTTGGCAAAGGCTATGGCAGCCAGCTCCTCCAGCACCCGCTCCTGGGTGATTTCCAGCTTGCCCCGGAGCCTTGCCTGGCGCTTTTGGATTGCGGCTTGTATGTCAACATTCGTCAACAGCCTTTGCCCTTGGCTCCTGGCTGTTTTTTCGCTGTACCCGGCCCGCTTTGCGGCGGCGGTGGCATTGAGGTCCACCAGGTACTCATCCACAAACCGCTCTTGTCTGTCATTCAGCTTTGCCACACTCACCACCCCAAAACATAATAAAAAGCCGCTTTTCTTTGAGAAAAGCAGCCAAAAAGACATAGTGAATGGCGGCAGGGGTCTGGTTTCACTTCCTTCACCCTGCCGCCACTCTCAAAGGAGGTAATACCATGATGAGGCATACACCCGCTATGTCAGTGTAACATAAGTACACCGGACAAAACGGACAATCTCTTTTAGTTCCGTTCCAGATACCGTTTCACGGCTTTTCTGCATCCGTCCTCGGTATTCCCTCCGCCAATACAAGCGGCCACCTGCCGCCAGGGGAGTCCATTGACAAAACGATAGGTGAAAATCTGCCGGAGGAGGCTGTCATCAATGCTGGAGATGTAACGCTCCAGGCGGCTCCGCTCATAGAGGCATTGCTGGTGCTTGGCCTCAATGATGCCCCGCAGATCGGCAATCTCCGCCGCATATTCTCCCACCTTGTCCGTCACGCCCGGGGCGTGGGGCATCCCGGTGATGACCTGGGCCCCCGGCAGAGCTTTGACCTCAAGCTCCTGGAGGCGGCGCTTGTCCATCTCAATTTCCCGGTTTAAGTAATACAGCTGGGACAGCTCTTTCAAGGTCATGCGCTCAGTCCTCCGTTTTCTCTCCAGTCCACTCCGGCTGGCAGTTTCCCTCACCCATCATGCACACCTTGGCGCACACCTTGCAAGGGTCACCGCCCGCCATGACAAAGTGCATGTCCTTGAGTAGCTTGGCATAAGCGGCCCGCTCGGCATCCAGCTCCGCTTTCATCATGGCGGCCTCTTTCTGGACGGCGTTGCACATGGCCCCGGCCTCCTCAGCCTCCTTGGCGTATCGCTCAAGGTCCTGGACCTGCTGCCGCAAGGCCTCAATGGTCAGCTTGTCCGCCTCATGCTGGATGGCCAGACGGGCGCTTTCCCGGATGAGCTCATCACAAAAAACCTGCTCACCATTCAAGATCACTGTTAAATTGCTCTTGCTCATGTTGCACTCTCCTTTACCTTGCGTATTCTGGCCTTTAGGGCCCGCATGACAGCCTCATGGGTGTCTGCCCGGTCCCGTATGGTGGCCATGACATCCTCATCCTCACAGCCCTGCACAATGAGGTAATGCACAAACACTTTTTCGTAGGGGGAGCCCTGCCGGTACAGGCGGCAGTTTCCCTGGTCATTCAGCTCAAAGCTCCAGTTGAGGCCATACCACACCACATGGCGGCCACCGGCCTGGAGGTTGAGGCCGTAGGCACAAGAGGCCGGATGCACCAGCAGCACATCCACCTCTCCGGCGTTCCAGGCCTCCTCATCCTCCACGCCTTTGTAGACCCGGACCCTCAGCTTTTCGGCCCGGCCCCGGTTGTACTTCTCAAGGCGCTCCAGGATTCGGTCCTTGTCGTGCTGGTAGCCGTAGAATGTGAGGCAATGCTCCCCGTTCAACTGCTCCAGCAGCTCCGTGAAAGCCTCCAGCTTGCAGTCATGGACTGGGACCACCTTGCCGTCATTGCCATACACAGCCCCATTGCAGAATTGCAGCAGCTTGCCCACCAGTACCCCGGCGGTGCCCGCTGTGATGATGTCCTCATCCACCTCCAGCAGCAGGTCCCGCTCAAACTGGTCATAGGCCTTTTTGGCCTTGGCATCCAGGAGGACGGGGATTTCATGCTGGATGAAGTCCGGCAGCTGCAAATAGTCCTCCGCTTTCATGGAGATGCAGATATCTGAGATGGCATCCAGCACGGCGCTCTCAGCTCCATCCTTGGCCTTGTAGGAAAAAATCTGGGTCCGGCTTCTCTTGTCTGGGTCAAAGTATCGCTCCCGGTAGGCGGACAGGGACGGCCCCAGGCGCTCACCGCCATCCAGGAGGTACACCTGGGCCCACAGATCAATCAAGCCTTTGGAGGACGGCGTGCCGGTCAGCAGCACCACTTTCTTGATAAACCGGCGGATGCGCTTGGCGGCCTTGAAACGCTTACTCTGGGAGTTCTTGAAACTGGTGCTCTCATCAAAGATGACCATATCAAACGGCCAGGCCTGCTGGTAGTAGTCCACCAGCCACTCAAAGTTCTCCCGGTTGGTCACATAGACATCCGCCGGAGTGTTGAGGGCCTTGATGCGCTTGCTGGCGCTCCCCAGGACGGTGGACACCCGGAGATGCTGGAGGTGGTCCCACTTGGCCGCCTCCTTGCTCCAGGTGGCCTC